AGGTATGTTGTTAAGATCTCAAAAAGAATTAAAATCAGATAAATGGGATGTCATAGAATTTCCAGCCATACTTCCATCAGGTGATCCAGTCTGGCCAGGTTATTGGAAGCTAGAAGAATTAGAAGCTGTAAAAGCTTCGCTGTCCATTGGTAAATGGAATGCACAGTGGATGCAAAATCCAACGGCAGAAGAAGGATCTATCATTAAACGTGAATGGTGGAAGGTTTGGGATAAAGGTTATGTTCCACAACTTGAACATATCATTCAATCCTATGATACTGCCTTTCTTAAGAAAGAGTCTGCAGACTATTCTGCAATTACTACGTGGGGTGTTTTTTATCCAAACGAGGACAGCGGACCAAATTTAATTCTATTAGATGCCCATAAAGAACGATTGGAATTTCCTGAATTACGTAAGGTTGCTTATGAACAATTTAAATATTGGAATCCTGATACGGTTATTATTGAGGGTAAGGCTTCTGGATTACCATTAACTTATGAGTTGCGAAAAATGGGTATTCCTGTTATAAATTACGTACCTAGCAAGGGTAATGATAAACATGCTAGGGTTAATGCCGTTGCTCCACTATTTGAGAGTGGTCAGATCTGGGCTACGGAAGATAAATTTGCAGAAGAGGTGATTGAAGAGTGTGCATCGTTTCCTTATGGAGACAATGACGATTTAGTAGATTCAATGACGCAAGCCGTCATGCGATTTAGACAGGGAGGTTTCATATCGCATCCTGAAGATGAAAAAGATGAAAACAACTTTAGAAAAATTAACCCCGAGTATTATTAACCTATGCCAATAGCACTAGCTCTTCCTTTTGCTGAAGCGGCAGGTATTGCTGTTGCAGGTTTAAGTGCTGCAGCCATTGCTGATAAGGTAAGCGAATACATAAAATTAAATCCAGAAGATAGTATGATGATCTTAAAGATGATCAATCCTGCGTCTGCTGGTGAAGGACTATCTACTTTGTTTAAGAAGAAAGCAAAGACAGAAAAAGAAAAAGAACCTTCTATTGAAGATCTTGAAGAAATAGGTGAAGACTTATCTCAAGCTGATAAAGCTAAAGTTATGAAAGCTTATGGTAAATCAAAAGGTGCTGGCAAACGTCAACGAATGATAGACATCGCAAAGAAGTTAGGTTTAGCTGGAGAAGGAAAAGAAAGACAAAAAACTTTTGATGAGGTCGAAGGAAGATATGAAGATAGTGACTTTGAAGAAGAAAGAACAAAACCAAAATTTGATTATACAAAATTCTTTAAAGCAAATGGTGGTAGAATAAATTATGAAGAAGGTGGAATCATTAACAGTTTACAAAATATTATTGGACAAGGTTTAGAATATGGATCAGATGCAGGTAGATTTATTTTAGGTGCTGCAAGTGGTATTCCTGGAATTGGTTTAGGTATTACGGCTTTACAAAATTTATCAAATAAAACTTTTTCTAATTTACCTATTGGCGATCAATTATTTATTACTGAACAAATGGGTACAACAGATGATAACAAAGATGCATATGGTTACAACATAAGATCAATGTTTGGTAACTATGGAGATCTAGTTACAAAGAGAGCTCAAATGGCTGCAGAAAGACAAAGAAAAGGTTTAGAGCAAAGAGCTATTGATGAGTATTACACTAGATTAGAAATTGAAAGACAAGCTGCAGAAGCAGAAGCTCAAAGAAGAGCTGCAACTCTAACTTCACAAATGGCAGAATCAAATAGACAATCAGGCACAGGAGGATATCAATCTTCTTGGGGCGGTGTAGATAGTTTTATGAGTGGATCGGGTACAGCAGCTGATATGGGTTCTTTTGCTAATGGTGGACTTGCAACAATGTTTAGAAGAAAATAATGGATATTAAATATAACGAAATTTTAGGAGAATTTGTAAATACAGCTAACAATAAACGTGTTAGCCAAGAAGAACTATTACAATGGGCTAAAGAAAATCCTATGCCTATAGAACAAAAAATGCCAATGAGCTTTAAGTATGAAAATGAGTTTATTCAAAGTTTGACAGGCAAAGAAACACCTGATAATATGATGGAACAAGGTGTTGAAACAATCACAGAGAAAGGTTAAAATATTTCATGGCTGAAATAGATAAAGCATTACCCAATACTAAAACGACCGTTGAACTTCCTGGAGAAGTTGAAATACAAGAAGCTATAAAAGACGAAGCTGAACAGATTCAAACTGAAGGTGGACCTGTAGAGATTTCAATGACTGAAGAAGGTGGAGCAGAAATTTCTTTTGATCCAAGCCTTGCTTCAAAATCAGGATCTGAAGATCATTTTACAAACCTTGCAGAATTTTTAGACGAAGGAATTTTAGATTCATTAGGATCAAAACTTTATGATCAATACAATGAGTACAAAGAATCTAGAAGCGATTGGGAACAATCTTATAGAGAAGGTTTAGACCTATTAGGATTTAAATACGAAAGAAGAACAGAACCTTTCAAAGGTGCATCTGGTGTTAATCACCCTGTTCTTGCAGAAGCCGTTACACAATTTCAAGCACAAGCATACAAAGAATTATTACCTGCTGAAGGTCCAGTAAGAGCACAAATTTTAGGAGATGTTACAACTGAAAAACAAGACCAAGCAAATAGAGTAAAAGATTTTATGAATTATCAAATTATGGATCAGATGAAAGAATATGAACCAGAATTTGACCAAATGCTTTTCTATCTACCCCTGTCCGGCTCTACATTTAAGAAAGTTTATTACGACGATCTTTTAGGTAGAGCCGTATCAAAATTTGTTCCTGCGGAAGATTTAATTGTTCCATATAGTGCAAACTCATTAGATGATGCAGATGCAATTGTTCACGTCATCAAGATGTCAGAAAATGAATTAAGAAAACAACAAGTCTCTGGTTTTTACAGAGATGTAGATTTAGGAAATCCACCAATTAATCAAACTGAATTGGGTGATAAAAAATTAGAATTAGAAGGTATTTCAAAAGATGGTCAAGAGAATCAATATACTATTTACGAAATGCATACTGATTTAGATTTAGAAGGTTATGAGGATACAGATGAAAATGGAGATCCTACTGGAATTAAACTTCCTTACATTATAACAATAGCTCAAGCTAATAATACAATTTTATCTATAAGAAGAAATTACCAACCAACAGATCCACTTAAGAAAAAAATACAATACTTTGTGCAATTTAAATTTTTACCAGGCACAGGATTCTATGGCTTTGGTTTAATTCATATGATTGGTGGTTTGACTAGAACAGCTACTGCTGCTTTAAGACAATTACTTGATGCTGGTACTTTAGCTAATTTACCTGCTGGATTTAAATCAAGAGGTATTAGAGTTAGAGACGATGCACAACCTTTACAACCAGGTGAGTTTAGAGATGTCGACGCTCCGGGAGGCAATATCAAAGATCAGTTTATGACTTTACCTTTCAAAGGTCCTGATCAAACATTATTACAATTAATGGGAGTTGTTGTTTCTGCAGGCCAACGATTCGCGGCCATCGCTGATATGCAAGTGGGTGATATGAATCAATCCGCGGCAGTCGGTACGACGGTAGCATTATTGGAACGTGGATCGCGGGTAATGTCGGCCATACACAAAAGATTATACGTAGGACTTAAACAAGAGTTTAAATTATTATCAGAAGTATTTAAAACTTATTTACCACCTGTATATCCATACGATGTACCAGGAGCTTCAAGAGAAGTTAAGCTACAAGACTTTGATGATAGAATAGATATTTTACCAGTTGCAGACCCAAACATATTCTCTCAAACACAAAGAATATCAATGGCACAAACTCAATTACAACTTGCTCAATCTAATCCTCAAATTCATAATTTGTATCAAGCATACAGATCTATGTATGAAGCTATCGGAGTTAAAAATATAAATTCAATACTACCACCTCCTGAAGCACCTCAACCAATGGATCCAAGTTTAGAACATATTCTTGCAATTTCTGCAAAACCTTTTCAAGCTTTTCCAGGACAAGATCACAAAGCACATATTGATGCACATTTAAACTTTATGAGATTAAATATGGTTCAAAATAATCCAATGGCTATGGCTTCATTACAAAAAAATATTTTAGAACACATTTCTTTAATGGCTCAAGAGCAAGTTCAGTTAGAATTTGTAAGAGAGTTACAAGAATTACAACAATTAACTCAACAAATGGGTCCAATGATGCAAAATCCACAGATGATGCAACAGAATCCAATGCTAATGAGAGCACAACAAAGAATTCAACAGATAACTAATCAGATAGAAGCTAGAAAATCAATTTTAATAGCAGAAATGACTGGAGATTTTGCTAAAGAGGAAGAAAAAATCATGGGTGAGTACGGTGGAGATCCATTATTAAGATTAAAAGGCAGAGAATTGGACTTAAGAGCACAAGAAAATCAAAGACGAGAGGAAGAAGGCAAGGAAAGATTGAATCTTGATAAGATGAAAGCTATGATGAACCAACAAATTCAAGAAGAAAAGCTAGAACAGAACGAAGAACTAGCTACTTTAAGAGCAGGAGTGTCAATAGCAAAGCAACAAATGTCTGAAACTAGCAAGATAAATGATTTTGGTAGAAATTTCCGTAGAAAATAGTTATAATTAAAAAATAAGGAGACAAATATGAGCAAAGATTGGATGCGAGGCCAAGGTTACGTTAAAGCACCTAAAATTGAAAAAGAATTAGGTGTTGGTAAAGACGGATATCAACAAGGTGGCATTAAAGTTGAAGTCACTGAAAAAGATAAATCTCAAAAAGTTACTGTAAAAGGTACTGGCAAAGCAAAAAAACAAACAGCAACTTGGTACTAGTATGATTCCCTGGGGACTATTTGGTTCAGGGATCAAAGCTGGACTAGAAATTTACAAAAATAAAAAAGCAGCTGACGTTGCAATGTCAGAGGCTAAATTATTACACGTTGAAAAAATGAAACGTGGAGAAATTGAATTCACCGGTAAAATCATAGACAATCAAAAATCAGACTGGAAAGACGAATTTGTCCTTTTGACAATTTCTTCACCATTGTTCTTGTTGGCATATTCTGTATTTGCAGAAGATGAAAAGATGCAAGAGAAGATTGATCTGTATTTTCAAAAATTACAAGAGATGCCTTGGTGGATAGTTGGCTTGTGGGTAAGTGTCGTAGCGGCAATTTACGGACTTAAGGCTACGGACGTAATAAACATGAACAAAGGAAAATAAAATGGCAAATCCAAAATATAATAATCAAGTTGCTAATAGCAGAGAATGTTTTGCTAAAGGCGGTAAAGTTAAAAAAGTTGCTAAAGTAATGAGAGAGTTTAAAAAAGGTGAACTCAACATTGGCAAATCAAAGAAAAAAGTTAAAAACAGAAAACAAGCTATTGCTATTGCTTTGTCAGAAGCAGGCATGAGCAAAAAAGAAAAAATGAAATCATGAAAAAACGTGGACTATATGCAAATATAAATGCTAGAAAAAAGAAAGGCATTTCAAGACCTAAATCTAAATCAACTATATCAGCTAAAGCATATGCAAATATGAAAGCTGGTTTTCCTAAAAAGAAAAAGAAAAAATAATGTTTAGAAGACAATTTAAATCAGGTGGCTCACCAGCATGGCAAAGAAAAGAAGGTAAGTCTGAATCTGGTGGATTGAATAGAAAAGGTATTGCTTCTTATAGAAGAGAAAATCCTGGTTCTAAACTTTCTATGGCTGTAACTACTAAACCTTCTAAATTAAAAAAAGGTTCTAAAGCAGCTAATAGAAGAAAAAGTTTTTGCGCTCGTATGAAAGGAATGAAAAAACGATTGACGTCAGCAAAGACGGCAAGAGATCCAAATAGCAGAATTAATAAATCTTTAAGAAAATGGAATTGCTAAAACAAAAAGGAGAGAAGAAATGGACGACCTAGAAATAATAGATAAGTTAAAAAAATCATTGAATTACGGCATTCAAAACATAGAAGAAAGTTTAATGAGTGGTGGGGTTGACAATATGGAAAAATATAAATATATGTTAGGTCAGGCACATGCCTATTCAATAATATTACAGGATATCTCTAACCTGCTAAACTACAAGGAGCAAAAAAATGAACGAGGAAACATTATCGACATCGGAGACAAAAAATGAAACTCCTAAACATGTCAATGCATTAGAAGAAAAATACGAAAAAGAAAGATTAACAGGTGAAGCAAAAGCACCTTTACATCCAGATAATATAAATCAAAATTTAGTAGACGAACTTCCAAATCCATCAGGTTATAGAATATTAGTTTTACCATTTACACCTAGAGAAAAAACTAGAGGTGGAATTTTATTTTCCCAAGAAACTTTAGACAAAGCAAGAATAGCTACAACATGTGGTTATGTTTTAAAGATGGGAGATTTAGCATACAAGGACAAAGACAAATTTAATGAACCTTGGTGCAAAAAAGGAGATTGGGTAATTTTTGCTAGATACGCTGGCTCAAGATTACCAATAGAAGGTGGCGAGGTGAGAATCTTAAATGATGACGAAGTGTTAGGGACAATTAAAGATCCCGAATCAATTCTTCATGTAATCTAACATAGAGAGGAACTATGCCCGAAGACACAAAAGAAATAAATTCATCTGAAGATTTAATTGATGTTGGCGAAGAAGAAGGCGCAGAAATTAATTTAGATGAACAAAACAACTCTGAAAAAGAAGTTGCCCAAGAAGAAAAGGTTGAAGTAGAAGAGGTTGAAACAAAACCTGTAGAAGAGAAAAAACAAGAAGATAAAGACGAGTTAGCTAAATATAGCGAAGGCGTTCAAAAAAGAATTGCTAAATTAACTCGTAAGATGAGAGAGGCAGAAAGACAAAGAGAGGAAGCAATTGCATTTGCTGAATTAACTAAAAAACAAAAAGAAGATGCAGAAAATAGATTATCTAAATTAGATAAAACTTATGTGTCTGAATTTGAAAATAGAGTTAAAACTAATTTAGCTGCTGCTAAATTGGCATTAAAAAGTGCTATTGAATCTCAAAACATAGATGCACAAGTTGCAGCCCAAGAACAAATTGCTAATTTGACTATGGATGCAGCTAGATTGTCTTCTATGAAAACAACTCAAAGTCAACCTGTACAAGAGGATAAACAAGTTAATATTAATCCACAAAGATATAATACTAATGTTGTTACAGATCCAAAAGCAGAAGACTGGGCTTCAAAAAATACCTGGTTTGGTAACGATTCTGCTATGACATATACGGCTTTTGACATACATAAAAAGCTAGTAGATGAAGAAGGATATGATCCTAAATCTGATGAATATTATGAGGAAGTTGATAAAAGAATAAGACTTGAATTTCCCCATAAATTTGATAAGATCGAGAGTAATACTACAGAAAGAGCAAAACCTGCTCAAAATGTAGCATCAGCTAAACGTTCGGCTTCAACAGGACGCAAAAGAACTGTCAAGCTCACACCTTCACAGGTAGCAATTGCTAAAAGATTAGGTGTGCCACTCGAAGATTATGCGAAACAAGTACAATTAAAAATCACGGAAGGAGTATAAGCATATGGAAAATGAAAAAATAAAAACTTCTCGTGCGAGTCAAACAAGATTAAATTCTGAAAAGAAAAAAGTCTGGACTCCACCCTCATCACTTGATGCACCGCCTGCGCCTGAAGGTTATAGGCATAGATGGATAAGAGCTGAAACGTTAGGTTTCAATGATACCAAAAACGTAGCAGCATCATTAAGAGAAGGATATGAATTAGTTAGAGCTGATGAATATCCTGAAACTGATTATCCAACTAGCAATGACGGAAAATACGCAGGAGTTATTCAAGTAGGAGGCCTTTTGCTGGCAAGGATACCCGAAGAGATCGCTCTTCAAATTGAGGCTTATTACGATAAGCAAACTCAAAACAAAGAAGAAGCTATAAACAACGATCTTATGAAGGAAAGGCAAGCTGGGATGCGTTTCAGTAATGATTCACAATCCCGTGTAACTTTTGGTGGTACAAAGAAAAGCTAATAAGTTAGCAATTCCTATCCAACAAATTAACAATTAACTAATAAGGAAAAAATATGGCAAACCAATCAACTGGTTTTGGATTTAGACAAGCTCCTACAGTAGGATCAACTCCTGCTACAGGTGGTCAAGCTGAATACAAGATCAAATCAGGTTTGGGTATTGGTATCTACAAGAACAATCCAGTATCTCTTCAATATACATCAGGTGACGATGGTTACTTACAAGACGTAACTGCCGGAACTATGGATGATGGTATTGCAGGAGGTGCAGACTGGTCTACAGGTACTTCTAATACTCAAAAAATATTAGGTGTTTTTAATGGAGCTTTCTACATTGACAGTTCTACAAAAAAACCTACTTACGCAAACTCTGTTGCAGCTGGTACTACGTTCGGAACGGACTACAATACTGGAAGCAGCGACGGAATCGGCTATGTTAACGACAATCCTATGCAGGAATATACTGTAAAAGCGGATGCTGCCGTTGACCAAGTAAAACTACTTTACACTTTCAACTCTACAGATGGAGCAACTTCTGGTACATCACAAGATGGTCAGTCAACTGTAAAATTAAATATTACAGGAACAGCTGCAACTTCTATGTTTAGAATTGTAAGGTTTGTTAACGATCCGGAAAACAATGATAACACAGTGGCAAATTCGAACGTAATCGTTCAAATTTCTCCATCTGCTTGTTTATCTAACTAATCGAATAGGAGACAATAAACATGGCAATATCACGATCACAACTAGTTAAAGAACTAGAACCAGGTTTGAATGCACTATTCGGCTTGGAATACAAACAATATGCTAACGAGCATGCTGAAATATTTGACACAGAAACTTCTGACAGAGCTTTTGAAGAAGAAGTAATGTTATCTGGTTTCGCAAATGCAGCAGTAAAACCTGAAGGTCAAGGTGTAACATTTGATGATGCACAAGAAACTTTCACTGCTCGTTACACTAACGAAACAATTGCTTTAGCATTTGCTATCACAGAAGAAGCTATTGAAGACAATTTGTATGACAGACTTGCGTCTAGATATACAAAAGCTTTAGCTAGATCTATGGCAAATACAAAGCAAGTTAAGGCAGCGGCTGTATTGAACAATGCGTTCAATTCATCTTATGCTGGTGGTGATGGTAAAGAGCTTTGCGCTACTGACCACCCAACTTTATCTGGAAGCTTCTCTAACGAGTTAGCAACTCCAGCTGACCTTAACGAAACTTCATTAGAACAAGCGTTAATAGACATCGCTGCGTTTACTGATGAAAGAGGCCTAAAAATTGCGGCTCAAGGTATGAAATTAATCATCCCTTCTGCTTTACAATTTACTGCTGACAGACTTATGAACTCTGTTGGTAGAGTTGGCACAGCTGATAACGACATCAATGCTATTAGAAATATGGGAATGGTTCCTCAAGGATACACAGTGAACCACTACTTAACTTCTAATAAAAAATGGTTCCTTAAAACAGATGTACCAAATGGTCTTAAACATTTCGTAAGATCACCTATCAAAACTTCAATGGAAGGTGACTTCGATACTGGTAACGTAAGATACAAAGCTAGAGAGAGATACGTATTTGGTTTCTCTGACCCTAGAGGTATCTTTGGTTCTAACGCTGTATAATCGTTATAACTAGACTTAAAAAAGGGGCTTTCGGGCCCCTTTTTTTTATGCTATAAGAAAGGACTCATGAAAAAATTTATAGTACAAATTCGATCTAGAGGTTATTACACAAAGTTTGAAATAACCTGCGAAGACAACGAAGATGCATTTAATAATGCAATAGTTGACAAACTAGGTCAGAATGATGTATTATGGGAAGAATCAGGATTTTATAATAAAAGTAAAACCTGGATAACCTATGAGGAGGTTAATGATGCTAACACACGTTCAATCCCTTTACAAACAGAAGAGGGGCCTAGAACTACGATGGGAGCAGCACTATAACGACGAGGGTAGATATACTCTTGATATGGTAAGGATTGATAATAAAATTAAAGAAGTTATCAATCACATTAAGATAGCCGAAGCAAAAGAAGCTAACTTAATGAGTAAAGTAGAAGATGCTGCACCACAAGTTTCAGTAGCTACTTAATTAAAACGCTACTAAATCGCTGGAAAACGTCAACTCCACTACAAACTCTCTTGCACTTCACTAAAATCTAATATATAAAATCATTACTATACAATTAAATTCTGCATAGACGAGTATAGTCGACGGCCTAGAGACTATGCGGAAATAACTAGGAGGATATAACAATGGCACAAACTACTTTTTCAGGTCCAGTAAAATCAGATAATGGTTTTCTTGCACCTTCATACACTGTTGCTGAAACAGCATCTTTAACAGCTACTGCTGGAAAGATTATATATGTTTCTAATGCAGCAGGAGCATCTTTAACTGGATCTATTTGCTATGGCAATGGATCAGTTTGGATTGATGTGACTACTGGTGCAGCAGTAACTGCATAGTAAAATTAAGGAGCTCCTTCTTGGAGCTCCTAAAAATTTAGGAGAAAAAAAATGGGATACGTTTCAAATGTAAAAGGTACAACAATTTTAACAGCCAGTGGAAATATTTTTGCAGGACCTGCAAGAGTTCTTGGTATTTATTATGTATCTGATACAACAGCAGGATCAATTGAAATTACAGATGGTAATGGCGGAACGTCTTTAGGTAAATTTGCAACTCCATTAGGAGCTGCAGTTGCTGGAGACGAAACAGCATTTTACATTCCAATTCCAGGAGATGGAATTAGATGTGAAGTTAATCCATATGCAGTTTTAACAAACGTAGATAAAGTAACTTTTATTTACGGCTAGGAGATTAAATGGCTACAATCACTTATACAGTCACTGTAGCAAGTGGCACTAATGCCTTTGGTACCGGTAATAAATTTTATATTAACGGTGAAGTAAGTCCTGTCCTCTATTTACAAGAAGGCAATACTTATATATTTGATACTTCTAATTCTACAAATGCTGGTAATACACTAGCATTCTCATCTACAAAAGACGGAACAAATACTGGCGGTACTGCTTACACTACAGGTGTAACTACAAATGGAACTGCTGGTTCTTCTGGTTCAAATACTACAATTAAAGTTGCTCCAGTAAAAACCGTCGGCGCTCCAGTATTATTTTATTACTCTGCTTCTACAGCAGGTATGGGTAATTCAATACAAACTATTGCTCCTACTTCAGGCACAACTGAATTTGATCCACAAATGGATGAAATTATTGATGAAGCTTATGAAAGAACAGGTGCTATGGGAACGCGAACAGGTTATCAATTAAGATCTGCTAGACGTTCCTTAAATATTATGTTTCAAGAATGGGCAAACAGAGGAGTTCATTTATGGAAAGTAAAATTAGCAAAAGTTCCTCTAGTTTTGGGACAAGCAGAATATAGTTTTGCATCAGATACAGAAAATTTTCCAAATGATATAAGTGATGTATTAGAAGCTTATTACAGAAATAATTCTGTTCCAACTGCTCCTGTAGATACTGCATTAACTAAAATTGATAGATCAACTTATTCTCAAACACCCAATAAATTATCACAAGGAACACCTTCACAATATTATGTAGATAGAAAAAAGAATCCTAGTATATTTTTATATACTACACCAAGTTCAAGTGTATCTAGTAGTGTTACACCATCAAGCTATCAATTATGTTTTTATTATTTAGCTAAAATTCAAGACGTAGGTGGTTATTCTTATACAGCAGATGTTGTAAATAGATTTTACCCATGCATGATGTCGGGTCTTGCATATTATTTAAGTATGAAAGTTTCTCCTGAAAGAACTATGGAACTTGAAAGAATTTATGAAAGTGAAATGGCAAGAGCTTTAGATGCAGACAACCAAGGAACATCTAGTTTCATTTCACCACAAACATTCTATGGAGATGGAGTATAATGGCTAGATATGCATCAGGCAGAAAATCTTTAGCAATATCTGATAGATCAGGAATGGCATTTCCTTATAAAGAAATGGTTAGAGAATGGAATGGATCTTTAGTTCATACTTCTGAATATGAAGCAAAGCAACCACAATTAGAACCAAAACCTGCAGGAAGTGATCCTCAAGCTTTATACAATCCAAGACCACAACCAGCTTCAAAAGCAAGTTTAATTTTATTAACTAAAAATCCTTTTACTACAGTAATTGCAAGTGGAGTTACTTATGTAAATGTTTATTCATTAGATCATCAACGATCCACTGGCGACGTAGTAAGATTTAGAGGACCACCAGAAGTTACTTCTACAGGTAGTGGAGGAGCAGATGCAACTAACTTACAATCTTTTGCTAACATACCAACATTTGATAATGTAAGTGATTTAAATAATGCATCTGGTTTTACTATTACAGTAGGTCAAAAACAATCAGATGGAAGTGTAGTAACGGCCGCTGGAACTTTAACAGATCCTGAAAATTATTTCTTTATTACTAGCACAAGTAATGCTACAACTGGAGGAATATCAGGCGGAGCAAGTAATGCTTCGGTTGGACCAGTAACACTAGAGGTTATAAACGGATAATGGCATATTCACTAACAGATTTACAAACAGACATTAGAAACTACACAGAAGTAGATAGTAATGTTTTATCTGATTCAGTATTAGCTAGATTTATTAAAAATGCAGAAGCTAAAATTTATAGAGAATTAGATACTGATCAAAGTGCATTTTATGCAACATCAAATTTACAATCTGGTAATAGATATGTAACTATTCCTTCTGATTTAAGAGCCATAAGATATGCTCAACTAACGGATTCAGATGGTAGTCAATTTTTTCTAGAGCAAAGAGATACAAGTTTCATAGCAGAGTTTTATTCTAATCCTGGAAGTAGTTCTGTAGATATTCCTAAATATTATGCAAATTGGGATGAAAATTATTGGGTCGTGGCACCTACTCCAGATAAAGCCTATGCAATTACTCTGGCTTATGATAAAGAACCTACTAGTATTACAACAGATACAGCCGGAACTTATTTATCTAATAAGTACCCTGATTTATTATTATATGGATGTTTAGTAAATGCATATGGGTACTTGAAAGGTCCAGCAGATATGTTACAATACTATCAAGCTCAATATGAAAAATCTTTAGAATCGTATGCGATCGAGCAAATTGGTCGAAGACGCCGAGACGAATACACAGATGGTGAGGTTCGTGCTCAATTAAACTCAAAACCACCATCGAGTTATAAATAAGGAGATAAAATAAATGGCTAACATAGTACCTGACTCTTTTAAAACAGACTTACTTGGTGGCGTGTTTGATTTTGATTCTGGTGGATCAACTTTCAA